AGCACCTACACTGTGTTCACTAATGTTATGATGGTGAACTGTCGCTAGGCAGGTCACGTATTGAAACTCGCTCTATAGCGGCGAGAAACAACTCAGTGATGTTAGTGTGACGTTTACCGGGGGTACGCTTTCTAGGGCGAAGGCGTGGTGTGACGTCGGGAATTAAGCTTCGACCGTCCAAGTGAGGTAGGTAAATGTCGGTTTGACGAATACCGTGGAGGTTCAGAAACTTTAAGCGAGTGGGGTACATAGCCAGGTGATCCTCTAGCCAATTTGGCTGTAGATCATATTGTTGAACAATGTCGTTAATGGCGTTGTACCAAGATACAGCAAGGCCTGGGTTCATAGTAGACCACAGTTGGCCGACTGCTCTTGTCGCGGTGAACACGGGGTCAGGTTCTCCACAACGCTCAGGGAATATCCAAGAAGCGAGGAGAAAATCTTGAGACCTGACTGGGAAGCCGTACTCATTGAAGTAACCCAAGAATGATATATTACAAGGGTTGGATGTGGCGTAGCTCTTGTCTACGTTAAGGATTGAGCCGAACGCTGTCAAAGCAACGTCTGCAATCGACTCAAGAGAAGGGTGTTTGTTAGTAAAGATTATACCATCATCTCCCATATACATGTCAAAGACTGGTAGCTCTCCCATAGTCTGGAAGAAGCAATACCTTGATATTAAAGCATTGACGATTGAGTCGATGATGTTGGTAAATCCAGAACCAGAAGGTACTCCACCGTCCTTTCGGAAACGGCGGCCGTCTGACATTCTGAATGGCGTGTTGATGAAGTATCTGACCATCTTTGTGAACCTAGCATCTGTTATAGCTGGGTTAACTGGAAAGAGTTTATCGTCAGAGGTGTAGACAATATTGTGATGAAAGGCTTTGTATATTATTGAGAAAGCATCTCTGATTAGCCATGCTGGTACAGTCTTGTCAAAGACCTTCCAGTCTGTCATCACTACGCAGGATGGTTTGTGCTTCATATATGCATCATGCACATAACCCATTCCTCCGTTTGCCATTTCTACTCCATAGGCTAAAGGGTAGTCATCTACTCTGTTCTTCAGCCATTCCAAATAAGGATACACGTATCGCGCTTCTTCCATGAAGACGGTCATTGGGTAACCCCACACTGCTCTGATCTTGTTCTTTTCTACGGCAGCTATCTGTGCTCGATAGAATACTTGACAGTCAGGCAAGACATGGTTGTATCCCTTTCCGATCTTGATCCACTCCGTTCGGATCTCTTTCATGGCGTCATCCGAGGTGAAGACGTCGCGCTTGGTTTTATAGCCCCTCTTTGACCACGGAAGGCCTGGAGCTTTATCTCTCGGTATGCCTGGTGACTTAGCCACTGCTCCTAAAGTTAAAGGAGTTAACAGTTCTGGCGGGGTGAAGTCACGTGTAACTGACTCGAAGACAGCTTCATAGATAGGATCTGAAAGTCTAGGAACATGTTTTATATTAAATCCTTGGACATCATCCATCAGGGCTTCTTTAGTCATACTCGATCTATGATATGTATTCATGATCTTTGTGACATTGCCATAGCCAAACCACTTATTTGCTGCAGAAACAGCAATTTTATCCATCCCAGGGGGACGGGAATCTACGCTGAAACCGTCCGAAGGCGGTAACGTTGTAAAAGGCATATCGCACACCGTGCTTTAAAC